CATCGATTACACCCGCAACCAAACTCTGCTCGCATTCGCCACCGGCGATAACCTCGACCACATCGGCGTGCTGGTCGGCACCGACCGGCTGCCGGCCGCGGCGGCTACGGTTACTCTCAGGTTCACCCTTTCCGCCCTGCAGCCGGAGGCGGTGATTATTCCGGCCGGCACCCGGGCCACCCCCGGGGAGAACCTGCTGTTCGCCACCACGGCGACGGTGACCGTCCCGGCCGGGCAGACCCACGTGGATGTGGGCGCAGTCTGCACCGAGACCGGCGCCAAGGGCAACGGTTACGCTCCGGGGCAGATAAACAAGATCGTCGATCCCATCCAGTGGGTGGCGTCGGTGTCCAATACTACAACGAGCGAGGGCGGGGCCGATATCGAGAGCGACGACGCGTACCGCGAGCGCATACGTCAGGCCCCCGAGCAGTTCAGCACGGCAGGGCCGGACGGGGCGTATCTGTATCATGCGAAAAAAGCCTCGGCGCTAATCATCGATGTATCAGTCATATCCCCCTCGCCCGGCGTGGTCGAAATCCGCCCGCTGCTGGCCGGCGGCGAAATTCCCGGCCAGGAAATATTGGACGCGGTGGCCGCCGCCTGCAGCGATAAAAGCGTGCGGCCGCTGACCGATAACGTCAGCGTACTGGCGCCGACCGTCGTGGCGTTTGATGTGGATGTAACATACTGGATTGACAGCGACAATTCCGCCATCGCGGCCAGCATCCAGGCGGCCGTGGAGCAGGCCGTCGCTGACTGGGTGCTCTGGCAGAAGTCAAAGCTTGGCCGGGACGTCAACCCCTCGGAGCTTACCGCCCGGATGGTCAACGCCGGGGCGAAGCGCGTGCTGGTGACGTCGCCTGCTTATACGGCTGTGACCAAATCCCAGGTGGCCGTCGCCGGCGCCGTCACCAAGACGTTCGGGGGGCTGGAGGATGGCTGATACCCTGCAATCGGTCAAGCTCGTCGACCTGATACCGCCGAACCTGCGGAGCGACCCTCAGGTGCAGGCCGCTGCCGAGGCCCTGGAAGCGGAGCTCAGGGCGGCGACGGAAGCCATAATTGAGGCGCTGCACTTGCCGCGCCTCAATGAGCTGCCGGAAAGCGTGGTGGATTTACTGGCTGCTCAGTGGCACGTAGATTTTTACGAACCGGCGCTGCCGATCGCGAAAAAACGCGCGCTTGTCAGGCGGTCGATTGTCTGGCACCGGCGGAAAGGCACCCCCGGCGTCGTACAGGAAATGGTGTCCGCAGTCTTATCTAGCGGCGTTGTCTCCGAATGGTTCGAATACGGCGGCGATCCGTACAAGTTCAAGGTCGAGACGGACGAGATAATCACTGACGAGACGGTTTACGACCGTCTGTTAAGTTTGGTCCGGGCCGTCAAAAACGTGCGTTCCTGGCTGGAGAGCGTGACGATCCGGCGGACGTGGACGGGGACGAATTACGCCGGCGGGGCGTTCGGTTTCAGCAAGAAATTCACCATTACTCCGCCGGTGTTTGCCCTGAGCGGCGTCCGCCAGGTTTCGGCGTTCGGCGGGGTCGTTTACAGCGGGAAATTCATCACGGTGCAATAAGGAGGAGAGC